AATATAAGAACTATTGATTATCTTTTTTGGTCTAAGTAGTGTATGATGTTATTAATAAAGGAGATCGTAAATGGATAATTATATCGGTTTGCATCAACGTCATGATGCAATATTGCAAGAGAATAAATTGCATCTAATTGAAGGTTCAATTATGGCTATTAGTATAATACTTACACCCATAATTGCTATATTTGTTATTAAATTGATTGTAGGACATTAAGATATGAGAAAGCGGAGATCGGATACTAAGCATGCCATATATTGTTTAGTCAATACAGTAACCAATGATTCTTATATTGGTATAACAGTATGTGGTTCAGCACCTGGTCGTGCCGTTAAAGTAAGAATACAAAAGCATATACAGCGTGCCAATGTAGAGAATCATGGATGGAAATTGTGTGATTCTATTCGGCAATATGGTGCTGAATATTTTGAGTATTATATTATGGAAACAATTCGTGGTCGATTAGCGGCACATTCCCGTGAACGTGAATTGATTCGTGAATTACAACCAGTATTGAATACGAGGTAATAAAATGAACGAACGAATTAAAGCACTTGCTGAACAGGCTGGATTTCAATATATCAAAGATGAAGGTATTGGCTGGGCTGGAGATTATAATTCTAGTTTACCAAAATTTGCCGAGTTAATTATTATGGATTGTATTGCAATGTGTAAAACCGCTGTTGGCACTCCAGATTATAATCGTGGTCGCATGGATTGCCTCGATAATATCAAAGAACATTTCGGAGTTGAATAATGACAAGACCTAACCGAGACAATCTCGCAGGATTTAGTTTAAGTGAATTAAAAACACTGCTTAAACTTCGTGGCCACAAAGTTGGTAGGAATTTAGAGAAATGTGCTTATGTAACACACTATCGCAACCGAGCATATAGATTCCGTTATTGGGCCGAAGAAGGTTTCTTAGTGGACATTAGTTGCCCGTTGAGTGAATTTGATCGGTGGGCCAATAGTGTAGAGAAAACAATTACTTTTGATGAATGGAAAAGTGCATGAACCAACGAATTCGAGCTCTTGCCCGTGAGGCTGGGTTACCAACATACAACCCTGAAGGTATTCCAACAAAATTGGCTAAGTTCGCCGAGTTGCTTGTTAGAGACTGCGTCGTTGACTTCTACAGGCAGTATTTCGATGATAGTGTCGACGAAGACATCACTGTTACAGTAGAGCGTTATGTGGAAGATCTTTTTAGGGGAGAAGCTCGCTTGGATCAGATCGAAGCACAGCTTAGGCAGCAGGCACAGGCAAAATAGCGGAAAATGGTTGACTTTTGGTGTCAGTGACTGTATAATGCTAGACATACACTAAACAACCGGAGCAAAAGACATGGAATACTTAGAATTGTTTTTAACTGGCTTTGTCAGCGGTGCTGTGGGCAGCTGGATCGGCAGCTGGATCACTACACTATATTACACTGGCAAATAAGGATTAAACTATGACTACAGTGCCTTTTATACAACGCCGAGACGGTGGCGAGTTTACTTTCGTCGTCAACAGCCAACAGTACAAGATCACCGCTGACTCACCCAAGGCAGCCATGACCGAGATGAATCGCACAGTTATGGCGAAGTTGGCGCAGGGGCCATTTGCGTGGATGGACCACCCAGGCCAGCCCAATACTTGGTACGCAGCCTCGGGTAATTTCTTTGATTAATTTTGGTTGACTTTTGGTATGTATGAAGCTAATATGCATACATACACTAACACTAAGGAGCAGCAAATGGGCAGAAGCTTCGCTGACATCAAGATAGGTGGCTTGTTCCACTTAGAGGGCAACGACTATGTTAAACAATCTCCACGCACCGCTCGTATGCTCAGCAACGGCCGTGTCTTTTACATTGGTAAACAAGAATACTGCCACCCCATCGCATACTAAGGAGCAGAACATGAATAAAGAATACTTTGAATTGATAGCCCAGTACATCAACAGCATCATGGATCCACATGCTCGCATGCAGGCAGCTATAGCAGTGGGCAGTGCCTGTCGTGTGGCTAATCCCCTATTTGATGTAGATAGATTTTATAGTGCCTGTGGCGTATAAGCGACCCTGCTGCCAATGATATTTTGGTTGACTTTTGGTACGTGTGACTGTATAATGCTAGACATACACTAACACAAAGGAGCAAGCGATGACCACAGTCCAACAACACTTTCAAGATGCATATGTAGACACCGTAGGCATCATCCGCTGGATCAGCAACGATCGTATTCCATTCCCCGACATGTTAATGGATTTTTTGTCAGCAGGCCTAGCCACTGCAGACACAGTTGCTGCCAGTATGACACAGCGCCGCCGGGAAGATGAAGCCAGTTTAAAGGCCTATGTTAAACGCAACAGGGGTCGTCGACTAAGTTCGGAAGAGCAATTTGAAATGACAGCAGCGTTTGGTTCAGGACACAGTGTGGTCAACTGCTTGACCGGCGACGTGTATCAGACCTAGCAGTAACCCCCGGGGGGTAGGGGGCAGAAACTACCAGGGGGGTGTTTGCAACTTTAGCTACAATACCCTGGGGCTTGCCGCGTCCTTTTTTGGCCCTGCCTTTCTAGTCACAATTTCTTCACAGTATATGTCTACTGTTCACAATTCTCCGCCACCTATCGCCGCCCTAGCCAAAACTTCTGTGTCTTTATTTTTCACTGTTTTGAAAATGCATGCATGCAATTTTCCTGTCAGCTGTGCATAGCCGTCTGGTGCGCTAGCTGTAGACAAGCCAAAACCAAGACTCTTCAGCAGCATCGTCAAACGTTAACGCCAATTGATGATTTTGCCAACGAAGTCTGTATTCACCGGGATATTGTTGGTGACACCATTCTTCAATGCTGGTCAAAAATCCATCAGCATTGACACTGCCTAATGCGTGATAGTACAGTGAAATTTTAGTTAAATAGTCTCGTATATCCATCCGCATTATAGACCTTGTTCATAATCCTGTATCCTAGCACGTAGCTGGGATATCTCCTGTTTCATAGCGTTTAACGCAGTATGATAATGCCCGTGTCCGCTACCCAACAGCTCACGCAGTCGCTGTCTCTTGGGCCAGTACGCTGTCTCCAGTCTGTCTAAGTCAGCCTTGGCCTGTTGATAGTCTAAGTCAGTGAGGATTTTCTTCGCTATTGGCATCGTCCTCACTGTCTTCGCTGTAGTCTTCACACATGGCCGAAGCCGTTAGCAAGTTTAATGTGCTGCAGTCTTGATCTCGCACATAGCTTATGGCATGATCTGTCAGTGTTTTACCTGTGGTAGCCCCACTAACGAGGTCAGCACTGAGTTTGGCTATGTCTAACACTTGAGCAGCCTGTACTACAGCAGCACTGCCGCCCGCTGATGTTGCTATCACAGCACAGCCAGCTTGACTCAGTAGTATTGCCATCACTAGTGTTCTCATCGTGTATTTAATACAAGTTTTGGAGATTTTGGTTATCTTCGTTGGCAATCACGTGGCGGAAAAAATCTATTACAGCTTGATCTGTGCCAGCGCCTTTGGCCGTATTGTAATAATAACATACCAATTGGATATTATTCTTGACATATCCCTGGCTGCTGTCCCGGCGATCTATGCTGACTTTATAGTAATTGCGATCTTTATGTGTACCAGCGGTTAAACTCATGGGCAAACGGCTTTTGGCACATCGCCCCTGCTGTTGACACCATAATTCTACTAAGTCATCAACAGTGACGTCACAACAGAGATTTTTTTTATCAATACGTTTTTTGGCATCTTCAAGTAGTTGATTTAGTGTGCGACCTACATCCTGGGCTAGCTTTTCTCGATAGCGTTGTCGACGTTCTTGTGTGGTCATTTTACACAGTCTTATATGGTTAACGGTGTATGTAGTATACAGTCTATACTATCAAAAGTCAACCATTAGCTATGGCGTAATATCGCGCTTGCACTCCGTGCTGTTCTTGGGTTCTATAGCCTGGGCTGTAATTTTAGCCCCAAACCGGGCTGAGGTAAATATTACTATGGATAAATCTATTTTAGTATTACCCGGGGCTTTCAGCCATGACTACTGCCGCACAGTTATTGACTATTTCAATCAAAGTCTGAGTTTGGGACTGGGAATTAATAGACAAACTGATGAAGGGGTCAGTCCTTTGCTAAAAAAAGATCTGTCGGTGGCGGCGTGTCAATATTGGACGGAAACTACTTTGCCTGGCAGTACAAAATTGATTAACCGTTTTAAAGAGATTTTTTGGCAAAACTGCTACCCTGAGTATGTTAAAGTTATGCCCAATATCAGCCAACTAGGCCCACATACTATCTATCACTACAAAATACAACGTACTAGTCCCGGTGAAGGTTATCACGCTTGGCACAGCGAAATTGATAAACTAAGGTCTGCTAGGCGTATACTGGCTTGGACTCTATATCTAAATACAGTAGCAGAGGGTGGTGAGACTGAATTCCTCTATCAACATCTGCGTGTTAAACCCGTTGAAGGTACTTTAGTTATTTGGCCTGCACATTTTACACATGCGCATCGGGGTAACCCACCCATTGGGGAAGACAAATATATAGTAACTGGGTGGGTAGATTTTGTATAAAACTCAATTTGTCAGTGGGTTTAATCAACTGGCGGTTTAACTAACTTATTACTACCCTGCTCGTCGACGGAGTAAATATTGCTATGGATAAATCTATTTTAGTGTTGCCCAATGCGTTTGGTCAAGGGTATTGCCGCGAGGTTATTGACTTTTTTAATCTGGCATTATCAGCAGGTCTAGCATACAATCGACAGTCGTTTGACAAAGCTGATCCTATGCAAAAACAAGATTTGGCTGTGTTTGCCAGTCAACATATAACAGAAACATCGCTGACTAGCAGCATCAAATTAGTTAGTCATTTTAATGACGTGTTTTGGCAAAACTGCTACCCTGAGTATGTTAAAGTTATGCCTACTATCAGCCAATTAAGTCATCATAACGTTTATCATTACAAAATACAACGTACTAGTCCAGGTGAAGGTTATCACATGTGGCATAACGAAATTGATGGTTTTCCAAATAATCGTCGTATTTTAGCATGGACACTATATCTAAATACGGTAGCAGAGGGTGGGGAAACTGAATTCCTCTATCAACATCTGCGTGTTAAACCCGTCGAAGGTACTTTGGTCATTTGGCCTGCACATTTTACACATGCGCATCGGGGTAACCCACCCATTGGGGAAGACAAATATATAGTAACTGGGTGGGTAGAGTTTTAAAATTAAATAGAGGACAGCATGAGTATTGAACAAATTTTATTAGCATTGGGAATATGGGTAGTACTAATGGCGATTAGTTATACACATAGTGGGTGGGGTAATATGCGTGATTGTTATATGATGTGGTTTACTCGAGAATATTGGACTGCATACAACACCGTCGAGTTTGTTAGTTGGTTAGCTAAAGCAGTCATTATTATTCCTGGGCTAATCTTTGGTATTAGCGTTTGGGAATTGTACTATCTAACACTATTAACTAGCGTAACACTTATTTGGGCAAGCCGTAAAAAAGCATTGCCAACATTAGTGGGATTTAATACCATGTGGGCTTGGCTAAGTTTAATGGTGTTAGCAAAACATTGGATATAATAAATTTATGATGATTCAAACCCCACAGATAGAATGTTTATTTCCAAAATTGATATATATAGTAGATAATGTATTAGAAGATCAATTATCTGTCTACGAAGAAAAAATTAAAAAGTTTTTCCAAACCGCAGGAACCTATAGAGATAATTACCTAGCAGTTGATTCTACACATCGTACTAATGATAACTTGCACTTAAATAATGACTTTGCAGATTTAGCTAATATTATTTTAAAACACGTTAGATCGTTTGCCAACAGTTTAGGTTATAACAAAACATCAACTGATAGATTGATGATAAGCAATATGTGGTCTAATATCAGCTACGCAGGAGATTTCGTTGGGCTACATACCCACCCGGGAGGATTTATATCTGGGGCGTATTATATTAAAAAATTTACCAACAGTAAAATTTCATTTTTTAATCCATACGCAAATTATGTACCTCCCGAAACTTACAATTATTTGAGCGATACGAAAAAGGATTATGATTGCGAACCAGGCAGATTAATGCTATGGATGAGCGATTTTTTACACGGTACTGAAAAACAAACCGAAGGTGAAAAAATAGTAATTTCATTTAATATAGTTTTACCAAACTATGTTGAGTAGATTTAAATACATTGTAGATTTGGGATAATTATGGATCAATTTATATTAGAAATACCCAATGCTTTTAGTCATGATTATTGTCGTAAAGTTATTGACTATTTTGATGCTTGTACAGCAGCGGGCCTTGGATTTACACGACAACAACAAGAAAATGCTGATGTCTTTGAAAAATCAGATGTCAGTCTACGTGCTAATGAGCATATTTGCGACGAAACTACATTATTATATTCTGGCGATCTAATAAAACACTTCACTGATGTATTTTGGAAAAACTGCTATCCTGCTTACGTTAAACAAGTTCCTATTATGAAGCAGCTAAATCAGCATACTATATATTCTTATAAAATACAACGTACCAATCCTGGCGAGGGATATCATGTTTGGCACAGTGAAGTTAATAACGTTAGTACCTCGACGAGAATTTTAGTTTGGACACTATATTTAAATACCGTAGAAGAAGGTGGTGAAACTGAATTTCTTTATCAGAATTGTCGTGTACGAGCAGAAACAGGCAAGGTAGTAATATGGCCTGCGCAATTTAATTATCCGCATCGTGGTAATCCTCCTTTAAGCGGTGCAAAATACATAGTAACTGGCTGGATAGAGTTTTAGAATTAAAAATAACGACGGAGATTAAATTAAGTATGAGTTCAAAAAAAAAGTTAGCAGTCATTGGAGCAGGTACAGCCGGATGCTATGCTTTATCCCATTTTATGAAATGGACTGATTGGGATATTGTCTTATATCACGACACACATACTAAACCACAAAAAGTAGGTGAAGGCAGCGACGTAACTTTGCCGCAAGATTTATATCAACATTTTGGGTTCACATATGATGATTTACCTGCCATCGAAGGATCTTTAAAATTAGGGATTAGGAAAATTAATTGGCATGGCACTAATGATTTTAAACATGCTCTTCCGGCACCTCAGTTGGCAATGCATTTTAACGCTTCGAAATTGCAAAAATTTATAATTGATCAATACAAAGATAATAAAAGATTGACCATTATTGATCAAAATATAAATCACAGTGACATCGATGCTGATTTTATTATGGATTGCTCAGGCAGACCAAAAGATTATGATGAGTACAACTTGTTAGATAGCATACCCGTCAATAGTGTTTACGTAACGCAATGTTATTGGGATAAAATTGATTTCTTATCATTTGAACCGTACACATTAACTATAGCTAGACCGCACGGGTGGGTATTTGGCGTTCCGCTAACTAGTAGATGCGCTATTGGTTATATGTATAATAATAATATCAGTACATTAGATGAAGTCAAAGAAGATGTTAGCGTGATATTTAAAGATTATAATTTAACTCCTAGCACTACTACAAATAACTTTAGTTTTAAAACTTATTACAGAAAACAAAATTTTGATTCAAGAGTAGCTTACAACGGTAATGCTTCTTTTTTCTTAGAGCCACTAGAAGCTACAGCTATTACAGCAATGGCAGTTATACAACGCACAGCTTTTGATATTTGGAATGGTAAACATAGTGTTGAATTTGGCAATCATTTATATCATAAACGTATGACTCAAATTGAAAATATAATAATGTCGCATTATTACGCAGGATCAATATTTGATACTAATTTTTGGAAATATGCTAATGAACGAGGAACTACTAAAATGAAAGACGCAATAAGCGATCCTGCGTTTATGCATATTATTAATGTTTCTAAAAAATATAGTAAACCTAACAGTTTTGTTGATAAGTTTGATGATTCAATCCCACACTACGGCACATGGAGTCCAAGTAACTTTGCTGATAATTTTGAAAATTTTGATTTGTATAAAAAGTTTGATGAATTATTAAAAAATGTATAAAATAAAAGGGACCTTAGGTCCCTTTTATTTTAGTTTTAATTAAGCAATTAATTTCCACGACCAACTAACAAAATCCCATGTATAACGCTGTCCGTCAGTTGGATAACTAGGTAATAGTCTCCAACTGTTGGTTGATCCTTGCCAGAAATATCTCTGTTGAGTTTCAATTGGTATGTTTTCAGGGTATGTAAAGAATCTTTGATGTTCTGTTCCTTCAACCTCTATTATACCCTCTGCGTATGTAACAAATTTTATGCCTGGCATAGGTCCATCGGGGTATGGCACTGGAGGTACAAATGAACAAGTTTCTTCATCAAATGTCCAAGTAGAGACATTTTCATAATCTGCTCTGGTTGGCCAGCCTTCCTTATGTCTAATTTGCTCTGCTAGCTTTTCTTCATCAGTCATATCTCGCACTGGCCATACATCAGTCCAAACTCCATTAACTTTTTGGTAAGATGGTTCTGTAGCATCTAATACTTGATACGCACTTAACGTTGAAACTTCAACACGAACAAATGGCTCCCAGTTAGAAGGAATTACGCCATCAAATGCGTGAAGTAAATTTTCTTCACTTGCTGGATGTTCAACAGTTTGGCCATCCTCTACTTTAATATATAAATTCATTTTAATCCTCTTTTAATTATGGGTTACCAACACTAGTTGATGGGAATACACGACTACAGCCAGGCCATACAATACGTACGGCACCACCCGCTCCGGGGCTTGGGCCGCCACCGGCTCCGCCGCCATATAATCCACCTACACGACATCCGTTAGCCGGAGCTCCGCCACTGCCACCAAACCCACCTTGTCCACAGTTAGCCGCTGCACCACTTGTACCTTGGCCAAGCAAGCCTACACCTCCACCACCAAGTCCTACTGGTTGAGATTGATTATTACCGCCACCACCTGCGCCACCACTACCAGCTTGAGAAGCGCCGCCATTGTTGCCGTTGCCTCCGTTACCACTGTATCCGCCAGCTCCGCCGCCGCCTCCGGAATTAGAATCTCCGGAGCCACCAGCTCCGGCTCCGCCGTTGCCACCGCCGCCACCGCCATGTGAGCCACCAACAGAACCTTGACCACCGCCTTGAGCTCCACCGCCGTATACTGTAGGTGTGTTAATAAAATAACTTGTACCTCCGTTACCACCGGCGTATTGACCTGGATTTCTACCTTGATCACCGCCTACCCCAACCACTACGGTATAAGGGCTACCAGGCGTAACTGAAATGTTGTTAGTCCAACCTAATCCACCACCGCCGCCTCCGGTAGCACTAAAGCCCCACTGCCCGCCACCGCCACCGCCAACGGCAACAACACTAACTTTATTCACACTTGCTGGTGCCACCCACGTATAAGTACCAGCTGTGGTATATGATTGTGATGATGGGGGTGCTGCTCCAGGTGTGAATGTGCCTGAAACACTGCTAGCAACAGTTGGAGTACCCCAATTACTAGTTATATATGTAGTTTCTGGTGGGTAATAAGTGACTGTAGTAGTAGGCGCAGTACCATAAGTAACGCCCGATGTTGCTGTACCCCCTGAAATTGAGTAAGTACTTGCGTCATACCAAGTAGTGGTTAATGTTAGCACAGCGCCACTGACACTAGCATTCACTTGAACGTAACCACTGGTATAGCCAGCAGCCGTTAAAAATTGTTTAAAGATAGTAGTTGGTGACGAAGTTAAATTATTATACCCCGTACCCGTAGTCAGCGTAGTGGGAGAACCTGATCCGTTACGTTTAGTAGTTCCCGTATAGGCTACACCGGCAATAGTTTTACTAGTAGCCGAACCTGACAAGTAAATAGTACCGCAAGTTCCTGCCGAACTAGCACCATTACCAACGAAAGTATTCCATGTACTGTCACCAGTTTGTCCAGTTGATGTTTTACTAAAAGCGACAGCGATAGTACCGCCGCAATTAAAGAAGTTGGTAGCTGCTGTTGTGTTAGCAAAAGTTACCGTATCTGTGTATGTTATTGTCCAGTTAGCTGTTAAACTAGTAAAACCAGTTGTGTAACTGGCTGTACCAGTCCAACCGGTATACTGACTGCCTTGACTAGCAGCATTAAGTTGATTAGTAGCACAGTTTGATATAGCAGTAGCAACGTTGGCCAATGCTGAAATAGTTGTACCAGCTGAGACAGAAGGCAAACTAGGTGTTAAAGTAGTATTGCTGTGTGCTGCCATATTGGTAATAGTATTGAACAAAGTTGTCCATTGTGCCGCTGTAACTGGATTACCAGTGGCGGCCGCTTGGCTTAATGCTGATTGTCCATAAAAACTATTCCACGTAGTGTTAACGTTTGAGACAAATGTATTGTAATCTGTGGCTTGTATCAAACTTCCAGATGCGTATGTCATTGCTTAATCCTTTATTTTATTGTCACGATGGCTTCTACTGTACCTTCGTCGATGTCTAACTTATTTATCAAACTTCTGCCAATCACGTTGAAAGCACTAGCTTCTCCGGGGTTTGCAGCACGAGCTAGACCATTACCAGCTGATACTAGTCTATCCCCCTTATTAATTATTCCAATAACACGCACAGGAACACGCCCTGTCATAGCGATTGGAGGATGTGTTACGTTATTACCAGCGCCCGAATTCATCAAATAAGCAGCATTGGTACTAATAACACCAAAAACATTTTCACTTAGTTCTGTCATAGAACGAGTAATTTCAGCTGTACCACCTAATTCTACTACTGTTCCTGGCAAATACTCAGCGTCGGAGGCGAAACGCTCCGCGACGTCAGCGTATTGTGCTGATGTTGCTTTGGCAAATACTGTATTAAAGAAATTGGAAGATGATCCTATGTTGCCCACTCCGTTACCACTGCTGTTAACAATACCGCCTACTGAAATTGAGGCAGTAGTTAAAATTGTGTTAGAGCCGTAATTTGCTAAAAAATTAGCTACATTAATATTGCCATAACTAGCGGCTATTCCAGTTAATTGACTACCGTTACCAAACAAAAAGTTACCGGTAATATTGCCTGTGGCCGATACGAAACCAGCGGTTAATAGATTACTACCACTAACTGTGCTAGCAGCACTAACTATGCCACTAGATAATAAGTTACCACCAGTGACATTGCCACTGGCAGTTACACCTGCTGCGTTTACCGCACCAGTTACCGCAACATTGCCGCCAACGACATTGTTTACAAATAGTGTGTTAAAATATCCTGTTGAATTACCAATATTACCAATGCCGTTACCGTTACTACCAGTGATATTGCCCACCGATATATTGCCGCCGTTGGCAACGAAATTGCCCGATAAATTAGGAATAGTTACTACGCCAGTTGATCCGTTTACTTGTAGTACAGCAGTCTGTGATCCGCCAACATTAGCGTTGAGATTAATATTACCGTTGATGTCGTTGTTAGTGAGATTAACTGTTGAGCCCACTACTGATACGCCAAAATCACCACTGGCACCAACCAATAAACCTGAATTACTTTGAATAGCCAATGTGCCAGTAGTAGCAGTGTTGCTGTCAGTTCGCATAAACTGTGTGGAATTTAGTCCATTAAACTGTTGAGCATTTGTTGCAGTACCTTGGAATAGTGGCACTACATTGCCTACTAGAGTTGAAAGTGTGATACCTGGTCTGATAGTAGTAAAGCCAGGAATAGATGATTGTGGTGTAAATGCTGCTGCCTTTGAAATAAATCCCACAATAGTATCAGCTACATACAGTTCAATAACAGTATGTGCTACTGATGTATTGTCAACTACGGTTCCGGGTAGTGCTCCTGTTATTCCTGTGGTTGAATTATAGATTGGACCAACTAATAACCATTGCGAGCCAGTCCAAACATTTAG